AGTAAGTTATATATTATAATATATCCCTCCCACTCTCCCCGAAAAAGTATTAAAAGTATTATTTTATTAAAACGTTACTTATCAATGACTTACGGGTATTATTTTGTATTATTTTCGGATTAACTATACTATTCAACAACTTACGTAACTTATATATCTTTATATAATAAAAAAGCGCCCGGTTAAAGGCGCTTAGTCGATTCAATTAACGATTTATCGACTACAGGCTACGGTGAACAAAATCGATAAGTCTGATAAAGTCGTTAATCTTGTTTTGGTATTCTGAATCCGATCTGCTACAGTTACTAATTTCTTTACTCGCTAAATCATAACGTTGATAAAAACGATGATTTGCACCAAGTTCTGATTTTCCACAATAGGCGATAGTCATTTGCGAAAGCCAGATTGGAAAATGATATTCTTTTCCGCAATCTTTAACCAAAATGCTACCGTCATGTTTAAGCTCAAACTGATAGCTCATGTATTCCGGTTCGGCTCTGATTCCGCGCCCTAACGCCTGAACAAAAACGCCGTCTTTGCCGATTTTAGAGGACGCTTCTTTTAATTGCTTTTCGAATTCGGTAAGAATGTTTTTATGCGGAACATCCAAAAAAGCCATTTGCTTTAATATCGTTTGCATATCTTCCGAATCCAGAAAACTACTAATCAGCTTTTCATAGCTCGCGTCTATCGTCGGTGTTGCGCAGTTTACTTGCTCTTTTTCAGGATAAGGCACCAAAACATTGTATGCCTTATTGTGGGCATAGTTGCTAAACCGGTTTAGTTCCGCCGTAGCGGGACGTTCTCCGGTTGACTGGTGTAACCCTACAGGGTTAGCCGCCTGGCTTGTTTCCGGCTCGCTGTCGCGGTAAAACATGAGCACGATATCGCTTGACTTAATCACCTCGCACGATTCCGGCGTGACTTTGACAAACGCCACGCCTTCAACATTTGCTACTTCAGCGGCTTTTCTCATAGTTGCCGAGCGAATAGCCATTCGGTCTAAATCACGTTTAAGTTGATCGGCTACTTTTGTCATAGCTTCGCTAAAAGCCGTCGTATTAAAATTGCCAAAAATTTGTTTTTTAATAGCTTCTTCACGTTTCAAATTAAGCCATTCGTAAAGAAATTCCGCGCTAATCATCGGAATACCCAAAGATAAAGCGCGATTGATTTTCATTTTGTTAGGCTCATTGCCCACGATAACGCAATCTACTTTTTCAGTAATCGCGCCGCGAATTTTGCCATGATAATTAATCGTTAGCGCGTCGGTTATTTCTATCCGTTTGTAAGGTGTTCCTGTAAACGCAAACGATTTGCCTTTTAGAAAATTTTTATCTTCTATCAAACAATCGTTGATAATAACAAAATCATTTTCGTTTAAATTTAGAAAACGATCTAGAATTAAACCCGGCTTTACTTCGTCCGGTTCAACTAACATAATAGTTTTGTCATTTTCCTGCATTACGTTAACCACACGTAACGGGTATTTGCCCTGTAAAGGATATTTGCCGTTAATCAGTTTGGTTTCAATAGTCATTTACTTTTCCTCAATTTGAATAAATATATCTGAATCGTTAGGGTTATTTAAATCGATTGATTTAAGCTCAATTAAAATGTTATGATGTTCGCTTAACTCCTTATAGAATTCTTCGATTTGGATTACTGGTAAAAACAAAATATAAGTTGGTTTAAGCGCAATTTTATAAAAAGGTATTACTATGGAAGCCATTTTATTCATTCCATAACTTAATAGTTACTAATCGGTTTTCAATCGCTTTTAAAGACTGGCAATTTTCTAAAGATTTGAATTTTCTTTTTGTCATAGCTTCATGTGGAAATACTGAAGCCCTGTTAATATCTTTTACCCATGTAATAATTTCTCGAGTCGGGGCGCATCCAGACGATCTAGTTACACAAACTGCAAATTCACCGTTTTCATTGATAAAAATAAAGCCTTTTCGTTCATCACTCATTTTATTTACTCCAATGAGAAGAAGCCATTTTGTTATAAACCGCGTTACCGTTAGGACGCGAGTTAACCCAAGATTCTACAGCTTTGTCGGCGCCTTTTTCGGTCTTATATCCTTTGGTAATTTTTACCGAAGTCATTTCACCGTAACCATAATCTTTTTCAAACATGCCATAAAACAAACCATCAATATTTCTGACAATGGCGCGTTTAAATGCTTTGTTTCCGGTTTCTTTGTTGATTCGGTTTTCAAAGTAGATAGCCATTTTGATTCGTCCTATGTTTCGTTTTGATGTACTAACTATACAATCGACTTTAAAAATCGTCAATCATTATTTTGATTAAGTTTTGTAAAGACGTAAAAAAGCCGCATTTTCAGCGGCTTAGTGTCTACTTTGTTTTCTTAAATCGTCTGAATGATTCCCGGCTTTCTCTATGCCAATGCTCATCATGTGACGGATGGTCTAACCCGGTAAAATCTTTGTTGCCACGCTCATACCATTTCTTTTTCTTACTGGTGTTTACAAGCTTTCCGTTTACAGTTTTGTAGCTCATTTTATAGTCCAAATGCTTTAGGGTTTGATATCGAAAACGCTCGTTGCGCGGTTCCGTATTCGGTTACTAACTTAGGCTTTGAAATTTCTAACAAATCCCCTCTATCCATCATGGTTTGTAGCGTCTTTTTAATGGCGTTTGTCGCGCCTGTTCTATCCTTTTTAAAGTGAACATTTCGAGCAAGCTTTTTATGAAGATAAGCATATGTTATGATTCGTTCACTATGCAATCTTGCGTTTCCTTCCCCAGCATACGCTTTGATTTCAGACCAGCTACTAATAACATAGGTTTTAACGGTTTCACAAAGTTTAACTATCTGTTGCGTTTCTTCGTTGTTAACACCGACTTCACCCATATCAAAACGACGCATGATGTTATTAACATCGGCTAAAACAAGGTTTATAGCCCATGTAGCCATATCGGAATTAACAACAGGGTCGTAAGGGTTACAGCCAACGGCAATCAATGCTGAAAGCTTGAGCGCTTTAATGTGGGCGCGGTTCCAAAGTTCAGAGTTAACTTGGTTATTACTTGCCCGCATTTTATCATCAACATAAAGGTTAAACTGTTTAAGCATCGAATTTGCATTTTCATCTAGCTGAACTTCAATCGCTTTGTGTTGATTATTCAAATTTAAACAGTTGGCGCATACTTGAGCGGTTTTGTCTATTAAATCAAAATCAGGTCTAACGTTTAAATGGTTTTCGTTTAAATACGGGCGCTTACCATAGTATTCGATAATAGTAAAGCGAGGCAACAAACCTTCTGTAATCATACCTTCGTGTAGTCCTTCGTAAAATCTTTCGGGAGTAGATTCGCCTAAAAGAGTTACCGAAGGGGCTAATACATTATCGGTGTTTTTTTCTCTATCGCTGTAGATACTTTGTTTTAAAACCTTTCCGTTGCCCGATTTGTTATAAATATCGAGTAGCATACGGCGTAAGCCTAACATGTGCGGCGATGCGTTTATGCTTCCCATTTGTTGTAAATGCAAACCAAATTCGCCAATTATACTGACAAAACTTTTAGATGATTTCGACAAATACTTAATTAATGCTTGCGGGGAATTTATTTCCCCCGGCCCGATAAATTCCATCGCCGAAGGAACCATTTTTACAACTTCGCGCATTATCAAGTCGATACCGCTTGAAATAGCTTCTTTACCAGTACCCGTCCCAGCGAGAAGCAACACGTATTGATTAAGGCCAGTACCGGAAATGTTATAAGCCCTGCCCACAATACCAGCAAATAAGCCAATCGCCCCGGCTAAGGCGATTTCGGGTACTGGTCGCGGGGCCGCTGCGTAAATGAATTGTGCAATCTCGCCAACCAGACCAGGCGGAACGGTAAACGCCGAGGCTACAGGCGTCGCAACTTCCGTAACATTTTGCGGGATATCTTCAACGATTTGCGATTGGGGAATATCGGCATTTTGCATCCTTTTTTCGATTATGGCGTTAATTTGATCGCGTAAACCTTCGATATCAACAGGCGGTAGCATTCGGTCAAAACATTTATCGAGCGCATATTTTAAGCGATATTCCGCGCGTGATTTTTCGCGTTGCCCTAGCTTTGATTCTAAAAACAGCTTTTTAACTTGCGCCCGGTTTTCACTATAAAATGCGATAATGTCTATCAATGCCAAATCGGCTTCGGATTGCGAAGGGTAATATTTTTGCCAATTACCGTAGTCATATAAATCTATAAATTTTTCGGCATTAGCCGCATTACGCGCCATTTCCATCACTTCAGAATCATCGCGTTTAGCTTCGTCTAACCCGGCATAGTAGGCGGCAGCGTTTGGCCCTTTGCCCATTTGCGACCAAAGCGCATTAAAAAGCGCGTCATAATCTTTAATTTCTTCGTTTCTAAAAACATTCCCTGTCATAGTCATAAATCGAAGATTGGAATACACTTCAATTGAGGAACGTTTACGACCTGAAGGAATCGACCCTTTAATGATGATGTGTAATCCGGTTCCACTTGGCGAACGTTCAGCATAAGAAACGAATTCGTTATAGATTCGTAACTGGCGGTCGGCGTTACCCTGGTCGCCTTTTGTATCGTCCAAGTCAATAAATCCGTATGGGTCAGATTCGGTTAACACGAAACCCAAACCCGAATACATACCGGAATTCAGAGCGCCTAAAGCATCGTGATAGCTTCCCCATGTAGAAGAATCGTTTACCTTAGCCATTCTTCCGTTTATAGGGGAATAGGGAATTTTAGTAGGTTTGTCGCCGTCCGATTCCTCGAAGCGCCAAACGACCCATTGGTTATAGGCCCGCATTTCAACGGGAATATTATCGAACATGTTAAGCGCCTTTGTTAGCGGTTTCTTTTAGGTAGTCGCGTAATGCTTCGATAGAGTTAACGCCGGGGTTTTTAATCTTCCCTGTTTCAACTCCGCTAATCCAGCCTACCGACAAATCTAAGTCTTTAGCGATAGTAGCGTTAGTTAACCACTTTGGGCGGTTCGACAGTAAATTTCGTGTTTCATCAAGCAAAGATGATTTTTTGATTTTGTTTGACATTTCAATGCCTTGTGTAAAATGTGGGCTGATTTGATGCACTAACTATAGCCGATTAAAATTTTATACGCAAGATGCAAAATAATGATTGACAGCGTGGCGCAACGGGGCTAATCTTACACACATCGAAAGCAAACCCGAAACCTAACACAAGGATATAACGATATGTTTAATATGAATCCTAACGCTAATCGCGACGCTCTTTTAACCAAATGGCAAGATGCTAAAAACGCTTTAGACGCCGCTAAAGCCGCCGAAGCTTATTTGCGTCGTCAGGTTATGGAAACTCTTTTTAACTTTGACGAAAACGAGCTTCGCGAAGGCACTGAAAACATCGAATTGGGTAACGGCTACGTTGCAAAGGCGGTTTTCAAAACTTCTTACAAACTCACTTCCGACGTTGATTCCATGTTAGACAAGCTGGAAGAAGAAAGCGAAGAAGGCGAGTTTATCGCTAAACGCTTAGTTAATTTCAAACCCGAGCTTTCTGTTAGCGAATACAAAAAGCTTCCCGCAAACTTACGCGCAATTGCTAACATGGCTGTTGTCACTAAACCTGCTATGCCAAGTTTTGAAATTGTCGCACCAAAAGCTAAAAAATAATCGATTCGCCGCCTGAAATATGGCGGCAATGTTTGAGGTTAAATAATGAATGCTCGCGACTTACAGCCTTCCGGTAATCTTGCTAAAAAATTCGGCGTTAAGTCGATTGTTTATGGCAAAGCTGGAATAGGCAAAACGCCGATAATTCAAACGGCACCGCGCCCGGTTTTACTTGCGGCTGAACCGGGTTTGCTTTCCATGAAAGGGACTAATGTTCCCACATGGGAATGCTACGACGCCAATAGCCCGACCGATGTTAAAAAATCATATAACCGGGTTATAGAATTTTTTGATTGGTTTTTTCGCTCTAATGAGTCTAAAAATTTCGATACGTTAGGCGTTGATAGTTTATCGCAAGTCTGTGAAATTATATTGCGATACGAATTAGGGCGTAATAAAGATGGGCGAAAAGCCTATGGTGAATTATCGCGCTTTATTATGGAAAGCATTTGCGAACCTTTATATTATATGCCTAACAAGCATTTATATTTAATTTGCAAGCAAGCTGTAAATGACGAAAACGGGCAGGTTGTTAAATGCCCTTATTTTCCGGGGCAAGATTTAAACGTTAAAATTCCTCATTTATTTGATGAAATTTTGCATTTAGATGAATATAATATTCCCGGTGTTGGTAAACAAATTGCCTTTCGTTGCAAGCCTAGTTTTGATACTAAGGCTCGCGATAGAAGCGGGATGTTAAACGAGTTCGAACCGCCAAACCTCGGCAATATTTTTGCCAAATGCTCACAATAGTAATTAACGTTAATTAAGGAATCAAAAACATGGCTCAATTAATCAGCCCATTTAACCCGAATAACTACAACCCTGAACAAAGCGCGGGTCAATTGCCGCTCGGCAAACATCCGGTAGTTATCGAAAGTTCCGAAGTAAAAGCAAATAAAGCTAACGACGGCGGTTATCTTCAGTTCAATCTGAAAATTATCGACGGGCCTAACGCTGGTATTACTGGCCCGTATCGCCTTAATCTTTATCACGCTGACCAAACCACTTGCGAAATTGCTAACCGCCAGCTTTCGGCAGTTTGCCACGTTGTTAACGTTTTCGGCGATTTGACGTCTACCGACCCGCTTCACAATATCCCGTTTATTGTCGAAGTAGTTCCGCAAAAAAATAAACCTGAATATACGCAGGTTTCGAAAGTATTCGATATTAACGGCAACGAACCGGGTAAAGCGCCAGCGGGCCAGGCTCAAACGCAACAGCCGCAAAACCAGCAACAGCAGCCGCATGGCGGAGCGGGCCAGCAGTGGGGCGGTCAACAGCAACAACCAGCTAACAACGGCGGTTGGGGCCAGCCTCCGGCAAACAACGGTCAGCAACAGCCGGAACAGCAGCAACCGCAACAGCCTAACGGCGGTCAGCAATGGGGAGCGCCGCAGGGCGGGCAACAGCCAGCTTGGGGTAACTCCCAGCAACAGCAGCAGCCGCATGGCGCTGAAAACGGCAACGGCTGGCAACAGCAGCAGCCGCAAAACAACGGAAATGGCGGAACGCCGTGGGGCCGGAAATAAAATAAAATTTGGGGCAAGGAAGCCCCATTTTAAAAGGCGTCTAATTATGGGTAGATTTCAGGAAGTTTTACCCGTTCCTACATGCTGCGATTGTTGCGGGTCAAAACGAATAATCTTTATTAAATCCGAAAGAAAAATTAAATCGTCAAGCTGGCCTTATATCTGGTTTTGTCAATCATGCAAAGCTTCCGTGTTTTGCCATCCTGAAACAAATAACCCATTGGGATATATGGCGGATAGCAAAACGAGACTTTTACGTAGAATATTGCATATAAAATTCGATGTAATATGGAAAACAGGAAAGTTAAAAAGGCGTGACTGTTACCGTTGGCTCGCATTAAAGTTAAACATATCTATAGATAATTGTCATATATCTTGGCTAACCCCAAGACAATTAAAACAGGCAATTACAATAGTTGAAGAATTTTTAAATACCATCGAACCGGAAAAGAAGGTTTATAAAAATGAGCGAAAACGAAAAGAAAAATACAAGCGCAATCGAGATAGATTTAAATACAAAAGGTACGGCGTTTCAATTAGCGAAACAGATTAAAAGCGATATTGATGAATATTGCGAAAAGAAATTTGATGATGGTTTTCGTTGGCATCTTGGCGCGTCTTTGATTGGTCACGAATGCAAACGATACCTGTTTTATGTTTTTCGCTGGTGTTTTAAAGAAAATTTCGACGGGAGAATGCAACGCCTGTTTAATCGTGGGCATCGTGAAGAAGAACGTTTTATAGAATGGCTGGAAGGCATCGGCTTTACTGTTTATGTTGACGACTGGTCAAACTGGTCGTTGTATTGGCATAATGAAAGCGATTCTTATTTTATTGATAAAAAAGATATTGATTTACATGCTGGTGGTTATGATCTAGTAGATGTAACCGATAACGAAACCCATAGAAAAATAGCTAAAGCTATGGGTGTTAAGTTTAAACAATATCGTATATCTGAAGTTAACGGGCATTTCGGCGGCTCGTTAGATGGGATTGCCGTTGCGCCTGAACGTTACGGATTAAAAGAACCCTTATTACTTGAATTTAAAACTAATGGCACTGGCGCGGGATATACCAAATTAGTTAACAGCGGTATCCAGTTAGCTAAACCTGTTCATTTCTCGCAAATGTCAACTTACGGAACCAATCCGGCATATGGATTTAAATATGGTCTGTATTTAAATACAAATAAAAATGACGACGACATTCACGTTGAAATTGTATTTTTAAATGAAGAGCTGGGAAAACAAAACATTGTCAAAGCTGAAAAAATTATATTTTCTGAAACTCCACCGCCAAGACTTTCTGAAAATCCAACTTTTCATAAGTGCCAGTATTGCGCGGCTAAAGATATTTGCCATACCGGGGCGCTTGTAAACAGAAACTGCCGAAGCTGTAAGTTTTCCAAGCCTGTTGAAAATGCGGAATTTTATTGCACGATTCATAATGGTATAATTCCGCGCGATTATATTATGACGACTTGCGATAAATATTCGAGCATTAACGATGATTAAATTACGATACTATCAGGAAGATGCGATAAGCGCTATTTTTAAATATTTTAGTTCCCACAAAGGGAACCCGATTTTAGCGCTTCCGACAGGAACAGGGAAAAGTATTGTTATCGCCGAATTTGTTCGGCGAGTTTTGCAAACTTGGCCCGGTCAAAGAATAATAATGCTTACGCATGTTAAAGAGCTTATCGCACAAAACGCCGCTAAATTACAATCTATTTGGCCTAATGCCCCTATGGGGATTTATAGCGCTGGTCTGAATAGCCGGGATATGATGATGCCGATAGTATTTGGCGGTGTTCAGTCTGTTTCTAAAGCCATTGAGCGGGAGTTAAAAGAACCTAACAACTATATCCCTGACCATAGAAAGCATTTCGGGCATCGAGATTTAATTATTATTGACGAATGTCATTTAGTAAGCGATTCCGAAAATACGCAATATCAATATATTATAAGTGAATTGCGAAAAATCAATCCGCTTATAAAAGTTATTGGTTTAAGCGCAACACCATATCGATTAAAACACGGTATGCTTACAGAAGGTGATAGTATTTTTACGGATATACCTTACGATATTACAGGCGTAGAATCGTTTAACAGGCTTATCGCTGAAGGTTATCTAGCGCCTTTATATCCGAGGCCGACAAATGCTGTAATAAACACAAATGGCGTAGGGCTATCAGGTGGAGATTTTAATAATAAGCAAATGAGCGCTGAAGTCGATAAAGTAATTTATCAGGCCGTTAGTGAAATGGTGCAATTGGGGCAAGATAGAAAAGCGTGGCTAGTTTTTTCGCAAGGTGTTGAAAATGCCGAAAAGATATCGTCATTGTTAAATAGTTTTGGCGTAGATGCTTGCGCTACTCATTCTAAATTGTCAGCTAAACAAAATGACGAAATTATTAGCGCTTACAAACACGGCGAGCTAAGAGCTTTGGTAAACGCTAACAAATTAACAACAGGATTTGACCATCCGCCAACCGATTTAATAGGCGTATTACGCGCCACAATGTCACCGGGGTTATGGGTACAAATGTTAGGGCGTGGAACAAGGCCAAGCCCTGAAACGGGAAAAACCCATTGCTTAGTTTTAGACTTTGCAGGAAACACTAAGCGACTTGGCCCGATAAACGACCCGGTTAAACCCCGAAAACCGGGCAAGGGCGAACCCGGTGATGCGATAGTTAAGCTATGCAAAATTTGCAACACCTACAATCACGGTTCGGCTAGATTTTGCGTCTGTTGTGGGAATGAATTTACATTCGAAAACAAGATTTTTAAAACCGCTTCGACTGAACAGTTAATAGCCAGCGATTTGCCAGTAATTGAATCTTACAAAGTCGATAAAGTGTTGTATAATCTACACGAAAAGAAAAACAAAAGCGGGTCGTTAATGTCGCCGCCGTCGATGAGAGTTACCTATTTTTGCGGCTTGCGTCGATTCGACGAATGGGTGTGTTTTGAGCATAAAGGTTTCCCGTTACATAAAGCCCACGAATGGTGGAAGCAACGCCATTCTAGCGAACCGCCTGTTTTCACATGGCAAGCATTACAGGCAGTTTCCGAACTAAGAGCGCCCGAGTCGATTAAGGTTTGGGTAAACAAAGATAATCCAGAAATTGTTTCTGCGGAGTGGTAAAAATGAGCGAATACCAGATAGATAACAAAGGAATAGACAATTTATTTGACGATGAACCGAAACGCAAAACAAGGGCTAAAAAGCCTGTTGTTGTCAATCCAGCGCAATCGTTTTTAGACGCTGTAACTTTCGTATCCCATGCGCAAAAGAAAACTGGAGAACCGTCGCATACTCATTGCGCTATTTCTGGCGGTTATGTTTGCGCGTCAAATGGCGAACTAACAATAGCGGCTAAAGTTGAAGAAAATATTTCAATTGCGCCTAACACATTTAAACTTATTGCGGCGCTAAAGCAAGTAGTTAATGATGTTGCTATAACAAAACTTTCTGATTTAAGTTTGGCTATAACTTCAGGCAATTTTAAAGCCGTTATTCCGTGTTATGACACTTCAGAAATATTCGGTATGAGCGCCCCGGATGAACCAATAGCGGTTGTTAATAACGATTTGATTTTGGCAATTGGCGACGTTATCGGATTAGCTAACGAAACAGCCGCCGAACCTCTATTTGCAGGGATTATGATTCAAAAAAATACGGTTGTTGCTACTAACGGGGCTGTAATATTTGAGGCGTGGCATGGAATAGATTTGCCTCCGGCTAAAGTAATTCCAAAATCTGCGGCTAAAGCGTTAGTAAAATGCAAAAAGAATTTAGTAAAATTGGGGTTTTCCGATTCTTCTATTACTTTTTGGTTTGATGACGATTCTTTTATTAAAACTCAATTGTATAAATTTGTTTACCCGCAATATGAACAAGCTATGCAGACTGATAAAGACTATGAAGAAATTCCGTCGACGTTTTTCGATGCTCTGAAAACTATAGCGCCTTTCGTCGAAGGAAATAAAGTAGTTTTTAAAAACGGTATGATTGTTACAGATTATCGCGAAGAAAACGCTTCTACTTATAAAATTGATTCGCTGCCTGAAGGAATTATGTTTAATCATAAGTATTTGCTAATGCTTAAACCAGTAGCTACTAATTTCACCTTTGACGATAACCCGGCAAAACTATATTTCTATGGCCCTAGAACTAGAGGCGCTGTAATGGGATTGAGCAAAGGCGATTTGCATAAAGACAATGCCGAAAGTCAAGCTATGGAAATAGACGACGATATTCCGTTTTAAGGGGCTGAACTATGTTAGATAATCAAGGTTTTATAACGATAGGAAAACAACAACCTACCGAATTAGCTAAACTGGTAAGGCGCGAAGCAAAGCCTATAATTCGTTTTTCCGACGACGAATTAATGAAACTTACGCCGGGTAGTGTTTTAGTTTTCGATATAGAATGCTATATGAATTTCTTTTATATAGCGTTCAAATGCCCGCTTACCGGAAAAGTTGTAGATTTCGAACTTTCGGAAAGATCTACAATTAACGTAATGAAGCTACAATTTATTTTGTGGCGTTTCCTTATTGTGGGCTTTAACTCAAATGCTTATGATATGATGATGATTAGACTTTGCTTAGAAGGTTTACAGCCTGTAGAACTAAAAGGATGGTCTAACCAAATAATTAATAGTGATATGCGAGACTGGCAAACCGAACAGTTAATAAATAAAGAATTCGGTAAAAAGCCTTTTAACATAAACCACATAGATTTAATCGAAGTTTGCCCGTTACAGGCATCGTTAAAACTTTACGGCGGTCGATTGCATTCTACCCGTATGCAAGATTTACCGTTTGATCATATGTCTGAATTAAAAGACGCTGAAAAAGACGAAGTTATTTATTATTGCGCTAACGATTTAGACGTAACTATTTTATTGTTTGTTAACTTAAAAGACCAATTAGAATTACGGTGCAAACTTTCTGAAGAACATGGAATAGATTTACGTTCTAAATCAGATGCTCAAATCGCCGAAGCTGTTATTAAAAAAGAAGTTGAACGAATTACAGGTTTTGCACCTCAAAAGCCTAAAATTGAATATGGTAAAAAATTTAAATTTATACCTCCTGAACATTTGCATTTTCAAACTGATTACATGAAAGAAAAGTTTAATCAGATTTTAAACATGGAATTTGAAATTAACGACAAAGGTACTGTAGTTTTAGAAGATTTAAAAGAATTTGATTTAGTTATTGGTAAAACTGTTTATCGTATGGGTAAAGGCGGTTTACATAGTAAAGAAAAAATAGCATCATACCGCGCTACTGACACCATGCGAATTGTAGACCGCGATGTAGAATCTTATTACCCACGAATGATTTTAAACTCCGGCCTTTATCCTGAAACTATGGGGTGCGTGTTTCTTGATGTTTTTGAAGTCATTGTAGACAGGCGATTAGAAGCAAAACATTCAGGAGACAAAAAGACCGCCGATAGCTTAAAGATTACCATTAACGGTACTTTTGGAAAACTTGGGTCGAAATATTCAACCATGTACGCGCCAAATCTATTAATTCAGGTTACTGTAGGCGGTCAATTAAACCTGTTAATGCTAATTGAAATGTTAGAGTTACACGGAATAACGGTAGTTAGTGCTAATACCGACGGTATCGTTAGCTTAGTCGAAAAACATCAAGAAGAAACTTTCTTAAACATAATTACAGGATGGGAACATTTAACTAAACTTAAAACAGAAGAAACCGAATATAAGGCGTTATTTAGTCGCGATGTTAACAATTATATCGCAGTAAAACATGATAATTCGTGCAAACTGAAAGGAACATATTCTAATCCGTGGGCAGATGAAAAAATGGCAATTTTCCGTTTTCACAAAAACCCTGTTCACACAATTTGCATTGAAGCTGTAACCAAATTAATAACTGAAAACATACCGATTGAAAACACAATAGTAAATTGCAAAGATATAACTAAATTTATTATTGTGCGTAACGTTAAAGGCGGCGGTGAAAAGAACGGAATTTATTTAGGTAAGGCCGTAAGGTGGTATTATGGGGCTGGCGAACGTGGCGCAATAAACTATGTGGCGAGTGGAAATAAAGTAGCAACAAGCGAAGGCGCTGTACCTTTAATGGATTTACCAAACGAATTACCTAATGATTTAGATTATGAAAGATATATTAATATAGCTAGCGAAATGCTATATGATATCGGATATTATAGACGACCTGAACAAATTATGTTTTTCTAAAAATTGGCCCGGTAAATCCGGGCCTTTTACTTATAACGATTTACCTTGAATCGCTCTAATAATAGCCGAAGAAATAGCGTAGCCGCCTGTTTCCGGGTCAGGATGTAGACCGTCTGCAATCATCCACGGTCTCGCCGAACCATAAGCATAATCCGAAGGTTTTTCACCAAACGATTTTTGAAGATTTAAAAATGCAACATCCCGATCATTTTTCGCTATGTCATACATAACTTTGGCGTATGTTTCCATAGCAGTAGTATTTCCACCGGGCCTATTGTTTTCGGCTGGAATTATTAACAAAATGTCGGTAGTGGGTCTTGCCGCTCTTATTGTGTCAATCATTGTTAATAAATTCGCTCTAAATGTCGATGCTGTAAGCTTTGAACCTTGATCGTTAGTGCCTAACATTATAGTTGTTAAATCCGGCGCTAAATTAGTAAATGCAGCAGACCATTTGGCATTCATTGCGTTAACCCAATGAGTTGTACGCGAGCCGCTTCCACCAAGTTTATTTACGATAATTCCCGGAAGCGTTTCGTTTAGAATATTAACCCCATACAATGTTACAGGTGCCACATTTACAGTAAAGGTTAACAAGCTAGAACCAGAAGACGGAAGATTAGACAGTTTAACGATATTCATACCTGCCGGGTATTGTGTCAAATCCAAAATTTCAGGCGACGCCATTCCAGACGTTTGATACTGGATAGTTCCCGAGCCACCTTCAAAAAATAAATATTGTTCGAAGCCTAATCCAAAATCGTGATTATAGGAGATAGTAGCGCCAGCCGAAGCCGCCGTTACTGAAGATATATCAGGCCCATTTCCGGTATTATAAGCACAAGTAAAGCCTGATTGGTTTACGTTAGTGTTAATAATATCGGTATTATCGCCGTTAGGGTCGAATCCAAACGACCGCCAGCCATAACCGATAGGCGGAACTAAAGTATTTATTGGCGAATTACTAAAGGTTGCCCACAACTTTTGAGCAACCTTTAGCGCATATCTAGGTGAAAAACGAGTATAGCTATCGCCCATTAAAGCCGCTGAAAGTCTTACGTTCTGACCATAAGAAAGCTTAGTTAACCGCATATGAGTTTCGCGAAGCCTTTCGATGCCAAACATATCTGGAATTTCGCTAACTTCGTTAGATAATCCACTTATCGGAGTTCCATCGGGTAAACTTGAAATATAGGAATATTCAAAAGGTTCGAAAGCTGTAGATGCGGAACCTTCTTCAATTTGAATTGATTCACGCCGAGCCGTACCAACGGTAATTCGAATAAAGTATATTTCACTACCTGTAGTGATAGATGTTAAGTTTTGGCCCGAATCAGCTATAGTTAAAACAAACCCTTTAATATCTGAATATTCAGCTACAAACCTAGCGCCTAAATTAAGCTTATAAGTTGTATTAGGCTTAACAGGAATAAAATCGGAGTAATAATATGATGTTCCTCCGGGAACGATTACACCACTTTCGTTAATATATCCCGGCAGCGAAGTTCTGTAGTTAAACAAGTTTTTACCGACAGCCAACAAACCATGTTTTACAAAGTCTATATTTAGGCTATCGGCATCTACGATAGAACCCGGAACTTTTATCGGAGTTCCATCGGGTAATTGACTAGCAATTACAGCCGTATATGATTTTTTTTCAGGTAAGTATTTACCTTTAATTATTTGTAATGAATCTAATGCAGTTTGCAAAATAGTTACTCTCATATAGCTAGCTGTAGACGGGGCGGTTATTTGAGTAACCGAAGTAAGCGAGCTAACAAACGACTTATTAGCGTCATAAAACGCTACAAATCGCATGGATGCACTTGACGTATAAATAGCGCCGGGTTCTAATTTTATATAATCAGAATAAACATAATCTGAACCCGAAGCGCCTTGTGTCGGGAAAACTGAACCAAATTCGTTAACCCAGCCATAAGTAGAAGCGTTTTTATCAAAAAGGTTTTGGCCTGAAACAAAAAGGCCGCTTTTTTTCAAGGTCGGAATAATATCGCCATATTGAACGGGGTTAGAATTATACGAATTAGGCGATTTTAAAGAAAATGGCTCGAAACTAGTTGCTAGCGTAGATTGTTCAATTTGCATAACGCTAACGTTAGTTGTGGGGATTTCAATTCGCAAAAACGCTGCGTTTGCTGGTATTACAAATGCGGCAATAGCTTTGGCGGTAAAACTAGTGTCGAATTGTCTGCTAATAAATGCGCCATTAGAATCGTAATAAGCAACACATTTAAATTGTTGGTTAGAGCAATATTGTTTAGTTGGGTCGATTGGTATATAATCTGAAACTGTCATAGTAGCGTCAGAATCAGTAAACAACGTTCCTAACGTGCTTATGTGCTGACCAGCCGAACCGGAATAAGGATTATACAGATTTTTACCGGGGGTAAATCCCATCGACTTATATAAATTTATTAAAGCAGAATTAACAACATTTTTTAAAACAACTTCATAAGGCTTGAATGTAGATGTTCCCACGCCAAACGTTAAGTTATAAGAATTGTTGTTAGCTATTAAAACGGATACGCGCAAATAATAACAATTAGCTGGGATTGTAAAGGGCTGCGTGCTTTCGATATCACTAACGTATTGAAAGTTTATATCGTAAAATGTCGCAACCCTTGTGGGCAAATTAGATGAATAAACTTCGCCAGGTTTAACAGGAATAAAATCGGAATAGCAATATGATGCATTTACCGTAGGCTTACCAGTACCGCCAAATAAATAATAGCCGTTTGTAACGTTATTTTTATCAAATTTATTAACGCCAGCTTCGAAAACTTGAATTTTAGAATAAGGAACTTGCGCAATAGACGATCTTACTTTTCGATTAGTGGCTTCAAGTACGCCAGCCTTATTTATATATTCAGCGCTTACAAACTCACCCGGCCCCTGATAAATATTAACAACGGTATTATCAGGAATTAGCCCCGACGCTAAATCTTGATTTGCTAGGCTTTCGCTCATATACATACGAATAGTATTAGTTACCGAAGTTGCGCCAATCAAATGCGCGATTTCTTCAGCAGTCCCGGAAGCATTAATGTAATACTTAAACGACACTGTATTAGACGGCCCTTGACCAACACGAAATACTTCACCGTTAGAAGTTCCGGCGATACCTGCTATAGTTCCGTCAGGGTCACTTGATGTTATTTTAAAAGTTTTATCTGCAATCGTATAGTTATCAAGAAACTTAGCTAATGAGGGGTATTGTTTACCCTGCCGAGTAACTACGGTAACTGTTTTATCACCATTGACAAAAAGCGCCATAGAATCGGCATCTAAAGAAGCGTTTTCTAATTGAGTTTTTGTAATTAAATCTGACATTACTTTAATCCTCGGAAATGATCCCGTTTATAAAATCTTTATCGTTAGCGTAATAACGAGAATCGTAATTAATCGCGCGTACCGTATTTGTGTAAGGCGTATCCGGTTCTTTTTCACTAACAATAAACGCTAATTGCCTTGTGTCGTCACTAGCCACTATCTGATAAACAGTTTTAGCATATTTATCTGAATCTGTCACTAACGGTAATCGCGGAGCATTTTGCAAAATAACTTTTTTACTGGTACTGCCCACACTTACAGGAATAGATTCGACTGTTGAATCTGAAAGCTGTAAAAATATGGAATACGATTTTCCAGACTCAAAATTAACAGATTGTGATAATGTTAATTCTAAACCGTTTACATTATTAACTTCGCCTTCCATAATTATCGGGCGAGTATTGTCAGAGTTTAAAATCCTGTCAGTTAAAAGTAACAAATTAGATTCGTGAGTCGCTATAAATTCGGTAGTTATATTTTGATGAATTATTTTATTATATGCACGATAAGCTAAAAAATGCGCATGTACCTTAGACCTTACGCCAATAGTATCGAGCTTTTTAGGATTAACAGCCGATTGGTCAGCAGGTACGTAATACGTAACCTTAGCATCATCTTCAGGCGAAATATAATCCAATTCTACGCCATCGTTATCGTTAATATAACCAAATGTTGCTGTTCTTGTTTCCGAACCCGGTAACTTGTTACGATGGTTAAACAACATTACGCTGGAATCGGTTTCTTTTTCAAATGTTAATTTAATAGCGCTTCCACGCCTGTAAGCTTTACAAAAAACGGCGTCAGCTATAGCCATCGCTGTTTCTTCAAACGAAATATTGTTATCGTCAAATGTATAGCAGAATTGCGCGGCTAAATTGGTTCCAAAATACGACCTAACCGAATCTATAGTGTTATAAATATTAGAAACGTCTAATTCCGATAACTGACGATTCCCTATAGTTTTGTCTAAAGCTACCGCGCAAAAAATGTCGCTGGCTAAACTGGTAGGATACAATTCGGAAGTAAATGTATTGTCGGGATTGCGGCGAGGCAATTCGCGTTCAACTAACAATTTTGTTTTACGTTCTTTAACCGCTAATGCGCTTGCTGTCGAATATGTCCGAGTTCTTAAAATTGTTACATTCCCAAACGAATACGAATACAAAGATTCGACAGCATAAAGTTCGGTAACTTTAATAGTATCGCTATACTGGTCGCCTTTGTGAGTATTGGTTTCGCTAGTTCTTCTAATTCTGATTCGACAAGGCCCGGTAAACGAAGTTACAAAGTCTACAGTAGTCCCGACAGCATCACGCGCCGAACTTGAACCGCTAATAGAGCCGTCATATGTTTGCGTTAATCCTGTAGGATTACCACTAGAATCTAATTGTTTTATCTCAATCTGAAATGTAACAGTTTCTTTGTACTGGTTTCCGGTATTTTTACCAACGCGATAAAGACCGTTATTAGCGCGAATATTAACTAATATTCTATCGCGTTCTTTCATGTTAAGGTCGAACGGGCCTACCCACTTAACAGAATCAGTCGTTAGGTGTGGGCTTAAATTACTTGTTTTTTGTTCAGGCAAAGTAGCTAAATCGTTCCAGTTAGCATTAACCGCTGACGGGTTAGACAAAATGATTTGTGAGTTAGTTACCGACAATATCGTATAAGTTCCGTCTAAGTTTTTGCCTGTAGCGTATTCCGAATTAGCTATAACTAAAATATCATTATCGGAAAAATAATCTGTAAAATCTAAATCAGTGTCGTCACTGTTAATCGTTTCTGGATACGCAAAATAAATATTACTATCCCCTGTTAAGTCTCCGCTATTTGCGGGCATTAAAGTTTGACCTGTAACAGACGAAGAAGCTTTAGCGTTATAAAGTGGCGAGCCTACAAACGTTGAACCTATCGTAAAATAAGGAGTATCAGAAACTACGTTAGCGTTAGGACGATAAACCATCATTGAGTTACCGGAAATTTCATCAAATCCGGTTTCATCATCAAAAGCGTCATAAATAGTATATGAGCCTTCGCCTAAACACATGGTCGCGTGTTCTATTTCTTGAGCGCCTTGTAATGTTTTATAAGGAACACAAGCTAAATCAGGCGTCGCTAATAGTTTGCCCACAATATAGGGGATGCGCTCATTAGGCCGCGCTTCGTTTTGCCTGTCAGACAACGAGTTGTTTGCTGACCCACTTTTCTGGCTTTTTGCCTCTACCTGTTGCGGTAATTTAGGCGCAAGGAAAAAGGCGGCGGCAACGGCAACAACGGCAATAACAGCGGCTATTATGGCTATAGTGCCTTCAGGCCATAACACGCAAAAAATAACGCCTTCGAGTTCCGACAGTTTTTTAATATCAGATTCGTCGATAGGCGTTACTTCAGTTAATGCCGAAATATGATTATGATATAAACGCGCATTATCGGGAAAAACTTCAAATCGATTAGCTAACGATTCTAATAGATTTTCGGTTTGTTGTATTTCCCATGTTTCAGAATCGTAAGGGTCATTGCAAATAACAAGTCTAATTGATTTCATAAAAAGATACCTTTTTGAACCCTAGTTTGAGCGTTTCTAATAATTCATATTTTACACCGTCTTCGGTTATGTGTAAAATGCGCCCTTCGAGATAGATTCCAACATGAGAAATATTTTTAGAATGAAGCCAAACTATACACGGCGATTTTGGTTCATAAATCTTTTTTAATTTGCGTAATTCTGAAAGTTTAGCGTTTCGTTTACGCCTTTCGGTCATAAATCCTTGTAATTGAATCGATAAATCGTAGCCAAACAAATCTAACCAAACTTCAGAAACAAAATGAGCGCAATTATAATTGCGCTTATCGTATTGTTTATTTAAATAACTATCGGTATTCATAAGAAGCCGCGCAAAGTTCTAAAAGGCCCGCTAACTGCATATGTAATTCCAGTTCTATTTATATTTAGAGATGGGGCTTTAGCTTCAAATGTAGCGCCATCATTTTTAAAAGAAAACTGTTTAGCTTCGAGAATTAAAGGGCCATTCATTGGCGAAGATAAATCATCCGAACGATATTCGCGATATAAAACTTTAGGCTTTATACCCATAGCGTTAGCGGCTCGGACTCTATCCAATTCTTTTGGTATAATTTCGCCTAAATCACCAAAATCTATTTTTATAGAAAAATCTAAATCGCCAACATCGCTTTGCGCTGTAATTTTAACAGGATAATACTCAAAGAATACATTTTCGCCTGTTTCAAGATTTGCCCATAAACCGTTTTTGTTGTTTCTAACTATTCGATACAATCTACTAAAATTAGGATGTTGTATTTCAAATGTTTGTAAATCAACAACACGACTCGGCGAATTAAAAAAGAAACCCACATAATCAGCCACGATAATTAATCTCCGGTAAATCATGGTTAACAAGCTTATCGAGTAAATTAAGAACTTCATAGGCGGCTTGCTCGCTTCCGTATTCACTGATAAGCATTATTAAAGTTTCATCATAATCATAATCATGTTCTATAGCTTCAATTTCAAGCTGACAGCCTACCGTGTAAGTATGGCCCTGTTGACCAGTTAAACCCCAAGTGCCGGGGATAAAACGCGCCACATATTGCGTGGGAATTGCACTGTCTAAAATCAGATCTATTAAAAAAGGCTCATTACCATTTTTAATATTAACAAGATAAAAGCGCCTTAAATATTCGTAATTATCCGGGCCTACAGTCCAAGAGCAATTAACATTGCTGGATGCGTTTAAAATATCAACACGGAAGCGACTAGCGCCCCCGTCTAATTTAGTTGATATCGTTTCCTGCCCTACTTCTACAGAATATCCTGATTGATTGGGAGGGGTAACGAGCTTATACATTTAGCGTTTCCTCGGAGCGTTTATATTTCGTTTTAATCCGCTTGATGTTTTGCTGTTTGGATCGTCCATATCTTTACCAATTACGCCGGGGGCATCGCGTTTAACAACTTCTGTAGCAACGTCGTTAGCGATAAGCCTTACAGTGTTTTCGTCAATTTGTTGCGCCGTGTAAGTTTGCGGAGTCCCATTATTAATAACTTCAATATTAATTCCGCCTGAAGTTCCTGTAGATGATTTAGAAACTGAAGGCAACGACGCCGCGCCTTTACGTAAGTTTTCTAAATTATCGGCCCCGATTCGACTTGTTGAAGCGGCATCAAAAACATATTCTTTACCGTGTACAACACCAGCAACGGCATTAGTTGCCATATTACCAGTATAGCCGCCAGTCTGGAAGCCGCCCAACGCTGACGCAGCCGCGATAGTTTCGCCTACAGCGAATGTAGCCATCATCCCGGCGCTTGCTGGGGCGCTGTTACCACCAAACGTGGCAAGGCTGGCTAACGCTGCCGCTGGCCCCCATGCTGTAGCCATAGCTGTAGCAGCAGGAACCGTAGCAGCTACTGACGCCGCCATAGCTGACGTTTGCAAGGTTTGCCCTAATGCAGCGTTTACAGCCCATTGGATTCCTAATTGAATAAGGGACGAAATAAGCGCTCCGATAGCGTTTTGCGCTACGTTATACAATGCATCGCTAAAGCTGGTAGTTCCGGCAATTGCACCGCCAATAGCATCGGCAAACCCTTTAGTAAACGTTTCGTTAAACTGACTAAAAGAATCAGCCATCCCTTTCATTACACCATCGAAAGAACTAGCTAAACTTCCGACAGAAGATAAAAGAACGTCTGAAAAATCGCCTTTACCCATAGACAATTTTAAATTAGCGGCTTCGACCCCTAATTGGTTCATACTGCGAATAAACGTATCTTGCGTTATTGAACCGTTGGCTAACGCTTGCGTGTATCCTTGAGCAGTTAGCGATAATTGCCGTAAACCTTCAGTGCCTTTTTTCGAAATATCATCCATTGCCGATTGTGCTATTTTAGCATCTTCTAAAGCTTGAATTTTATTTCGCAAAGCTTGGGTTTGTGCATTGGTTAAAGTAACGCCATCGGCAAGCAATTTGTTTTCAATTTGCTGCATTTGCGAAGATGTTCCGCGAGTAGCCGAACTTTCTCTAACTAATGCTAGTTGTTGATCTAGTTCTTTATTCGTTTGGCGCAACGGGTCGATAGTATTTAAATATTCTTCGCGAGCTTTTAAAATAACCCGGTTATATTGTTCCTGATTTATAGCGCCTTTAGCTAACAATTCGTTAGCGGCTTGCAAAGTTAAATTATAACCTTGATATGTTTTGGTAATGTCCCGGATTATTGAATCTTTAACTTTTTGTAGTTCCGATTTCGGGCCTTTTTTCTTTTTGCCATTATCGTAACCGTTGCCCGTTATATCCGGCCCGGTTCCGCGCAATTGACTAGGCGCGTTAGATGCTAATTGATTAATCATTCGGTCTACTGCGCGTCCTTGAGCATTTTTTTCAACTTCATTAACCCAAGCGCCTACCCAATCTTTAGCCGATAGTTTAGCAGTAGATTCTATTTCAGGCTTTAATTGTTTTTTGAATCCAGATAAATCTATTTTTAAACCAGTGTTAAAAATATCGCTTCCACCTAGTTTATTAGAAGCGGCATTAGCTAACGAAAATAATTTGTCAAAAGCGCCCATAATGCCGTTAATCATTGTTTGAACAATGTCTAATACAGCATTTGAAACGCGAGTTACAACGTTAGATAAAACAGTTGGAAGATTATTCCAAGCATTAATAATTAATGTTTTAGCATTAACGAAAAAGTTAATTATATTGTTAATTTCGTCTTTAGTGTTAGCGCCTAATACTTTTAAATCTTCCCACATACCGGAAAGCATTTCAGAGAATGACGGCCCCCATGCAGCGATAACAGGAGAAATAGCCGAAGCTAAAAAATCAGTAACTGTTTCAGCAACAGCTAAAATAGTGTCGAATGCACCAACAGCATAATCTTTTAAAGTTAAAAAAGAACTACCAAAAACTTTAATTTCATCGCCAGCCATAACGATATAAGCGATTAAGCTTGATAAAGCTACGGCAATTAATCCGATAGGGTTTCTGGCTAATGCTGCGGTAAATGTAATTACAGATCTGGTAGCGTTAGCCATCATAGCAACTAACGAAGGGCCAAAATAGGTAATCATTGCAACACCAGCAACACCAGCGGCAACAGCAACCGTATTTAAATTTTGAGAAAGCGTAATTATCGCAGACGAAAGCGCCCTACTAGCCCCGGTAGATTGGTCTAACTGACCGATAAACTGTATCCATTCGTTACGCAAAACCGCTACAGATTGGCTTAATGTGGGAATAGTTTTAGCAAATTTCGCGTCGACTGAACTTTCCATAATTTTAAAAGCATCATACATTACTTTAGCTGTAATTTTGCCTTCGGTAGAAAGTTGTTTAACGGCTGAAATTGGTTTATTTAAAGCTTTAGCTACAGCGTCTAAAACCATAGGCATGTTTTCAGAAATAGACCTGAATTCATCGCCTTGTAATTTACCGGCGTTAAACGCCTGAGATAGTTGCAACAATGCCGACGCTGATTCTTGAGCAGTAGCGCCAGAAACGATAAGCCCTTTGTTAATTGTTTCGGTTAATCTTAACGTATCTTCTTGCGTTTTACCCATGTACTTTAACGCGCGGTCGAAACGAGTAAACGCCGTGGCTGTTTCTTCGACTGGCGTTCTTGTTTTATTTGCTAAATCAAAAAGCCTTTCACTCAATTGTAAAACTTGCGTTTGAGTGTCGGAAACGTTTTGTAATTTGTTATTAAGTGTAGTGTATGAATCGGCAGCATTAATAATCGCTGTTACCGACTGCGCCACCGTCATATAGGCGGCTAATTCACCGACAAGCCGCCTTAAACTTGTCGATGATTGATTTGCTGATGACGACACTTTGCCTTGAGCTTGCGCCAAACGCAGCGCAGCGAGTTCTGCGCGGCTTTCAGCGGCTGCGGCGGCTGACGCTGCGGCACTTGCGCGGCTCAATGCTGCGTCGGCCCTAGCGTTTGCTGCGGCTAGTTTGGCGTTGGCTGCGGTTAGCCTGGCTGCGGCATTTGTCGCCCTTGTCATTCCGGCATCAAGACGATTAAGAGCCGGAACAATTTTAGCTAACTCGGCGCTTAATTGGCCCAAACTACCTATAGAGCTTAATTCTTTTTTTAATCTGGCGAGCGCTGGGGATGCCTTATCTGAAGCATTTGCAAGATTATTAAACGATGTCGCAATCTTATCAGCTTGCGCCGATGCCCTGTCGGTAATTTGAATGTCGATATTATCGGCCATAATTATAACCTAAAATTTAAATTTAAGTTTGCTCACGTGTGCTTTGCCCACAATTACCGCGCGTTCAACAAATCCGGCAGGGGCTTGCTTAGAGCTTCCATTATTAAGTTCTGTAATGTAGTCTGCGTTGTTAGTAATAAATATTGTTTCGCCGGGTTTCTTTTTGCTTATGTTTCTTTCGGCTTCGGCGATAGTTTCGGCAACACTTTTACTATACGTGCTTCCGTAAATGCCGGGGTAGTGCGGTTCAACTTCTGAGGGGTAAGGCGCTACTAATGTAGCTTTCCAGTTAGATATAGCTTTCGAAGTGTCTACAGGCGTATTAGTCGCTAATTCTTTAACTATTTCTAAGGCGGTTCCTTTCGCGAATTCATTAGCCTGTAAAGGTATCGACTTCGCCGCTTTTCTTAACTTGGCTGATAAATCGCGAAAGGTCGCCATAATTTTAATTCCTTCTTCTTTTTTGGTTTTGTTTACCCTTATCAATATTTGAAGCGGTTTTATTTTTGCTTATCAACTTAGCTACATGGGCCTTATCCATTTCCCTAATCAAATAAACTAAGTCTTCTGTTTGTTCGGTATCAAATTGATAGCAAGCCGCATATTCAAAAATTTTACTTAATGGTATTCTTCCGGGGCCAAATGCATTAGAGCGTTCAGAATCTAAATCTAAAAAAGCTTCTAAATACAACCCTAATCCCGTTTGAAGTTCTGGCGCATTCTGAATTCGTTCAGGTATTGGCTTTCCTTCACGAACGGCTTGCTTGACTAACTGTTGCTCAATTGGGCCGATTTCAATCATATACGCCAGAAAATCAATTAGTTTTTTGCTTCTTCCTTCAGTTGCTCATCGCGATACAATGCGATATCAGAAGCTTGCTGTTGCAAATCGGAATAAAGTTCCGGCAATTCGGTCATTAGCTTATAAGCTGTTTCCGAATTGAACGGCAGCGGCTGGTTAAACTGGTCGCGCACATTAGACCAGCCTTTGATAATTGTTTTACAGAATACACGTTTTAGGATATCTTCCGAAATAGATTCCGATAGTGTTCCCTGCTGCAATTGACGACGATAAGGCCGGGTGGCTTCTTCCAAAGCTTTTTGATAGGCTTTGTTAGCGCCGCCCATGCGGGCCAAAACGAAACTAATAACGGAATTGTCGTCGTCATTATGGCCTACGTTAACCGTTGCGCCTTCAGTTTCTTTAGTTTGGTTAGTAGAATATTGCGAATATAGAGACATTATTATTTTCCTCTTTAATTAAAAAAGGCCGGAATTACCCGGCCTTTTAATATTAGCTTCTTTACTGCGGCATTGCAATATTCGGCAGGTAATTAAAACCTACATATAGCAAAGTATAGCCGTTTTCGTTTTCTTCGCCAGCAGGTTCCAGTGGAAGCATAACAGGTTCGTCTTTAGCAACATCGAGACGACCGCCGCCGCAACCTAAAAGCGGGATATCAAAAATAAAGCCTTTATTATCGTGGGCAAAAATCGCGTTAAGCGCGATATCAGCGTTATTGCGGATTGCCCGCAAAGCTTCGACAGTTTGGAAATATGCCGTAACCGACCCGCCGACTTCAAATTGACCCGCGCTAATATCAAACGCGCCTAAAACGCCGATAGCTTTATTAGCCGTAAGATTGTTATTTACGGTAATAGTACCTTCGGAAATATAGGCAAATAGCGCGTCGGGATTCGAAGACGTTTTGTCTTTAATGTTCATTTTAAAACGATAAACATTAGATGCCGTATTATAAGGATCTTCGATTGCTACAGGTAAGCGCGTTCCGGTTAGAATTTCGTCGCCAGCTTCGCCAGTACGATAATACATATCGCAACCAGTATAGGAAATATCAATATTTACTAACTCGGCTTGCGAAAGGTTAAGCGTTAATTCGCTTGCAACAGCCCCGGTTAGGTATTCGGCTTGGGTACTGGTAGCCCCTTCGCCTAGCTGACGCTCAAAGGTGTAAGAACGTTGCTTAATTAAGGGGCGTTCTTTTTCGTTTTTAATAACAACCCCGGCAAAAAATTTAATGCTTTTCCCGGTTCCGCTTTCGTTCGACGGCGAAAAAGTAGTGTCGTCAAACGATACCGATTTTGCAGAAACCGATTTAATGCGAACATAGCCCACATTATTAGTGAAACGGCTCGCAGCATCATCGCCGCCCAAAAATAGCCAGTTACCCGGAATAAAATTAGGGAATGTTGTAAAATCGGTTGTTGTTGAAATGATCGACGGAATACCATCGACTACGGCAAAGTTAACGTCGCCTAAAAGAAGCTGACCACCAACACGATTAAATTTTGCAGCGGAAGGCGGTGTAGTTTCATCAACCAGTGTTTCGGAAACAACAACCGTTGTAGCTGTAGAAGAAACAACAGTTTTTAAACCGTTATTGCTTGCGTTAGCAAAACCTTCGGCAAAAATAATTTGCCCTGCGACAAAATTAGTACCGCCTGAAGCCAGCGTATAAGTTTTAGTCGAAGCGGCGACAGCCGTAATAGCGATTTGTGCGCCATTAATCGGAGCGGTTGAAGACGGTTCGCGAGCATCGGCAAACAGGAAGCCCTGTAAAAGCCGAGTCATATTGGAAACCGTAAAGTTTTGGTTAATACCCCCGGAAGCGTCCAAATCGGTGATATTACCTTTTTTACGCTGGCGCGATGCGGAAATAGGTTCGGCAGAAACGCGAGTGTAATCGCCGCCAAAATCGCTATATTCGTTAGGTTCCAGATTATACCAAATCGGAGAAGCTGGAAGTTGTTTTAAACATTCTTCTTCGGCATAAGCTAAAGAAGTGATATTAGAATCAATTTTGTTAATCGGGCAATCTGACATAGTAACCTCTTCAGCCTAATTCGTCGAAACGATATTCGATTATTACGTTATTTCTATAAAATAAATCTTCTTGCGGAAGTTCGTTTATTCTAGGATTTCTAAACCAAACGCCACCTTTAGCGCCTGAACTTTTAAAAGAATCTCTAATTGCCATAGACAATCGTTTTAAAATATCGTCAGATTCGGCTAAAGACTTTGGCGTGAAAACCTGAATAGTTAAAAATCCTGTATTAGTATACGACTTTTTGCCAATAGCGCCAACACAAACAGAAAGCGAAGTTTGTGGGCTACTTATTGTTTGATACGAAACCCTAACCCAAACTTTAGACCCATCTACATTATTTTGTTTTTCAACATTAGGCCATTGTATTTCAGGAAGATACCCAACAATATCGGGCGAATAAATTTTAAAAGATTCGTAAAATTTAGATAAAATGGAATCTATTGCATCATAATAATTAATCATTTTTTAAATTCCACCGTGTATAATACTTTTTGACCATTTGGCGATAAAAGGTCAATATTCAAAATACGATATTCTACCCCATCCCGAATAACAATGTCTTTAAGCGAAGGGGTAAACGAAACATTTCCCATTAGTCCGTAAACATCGCCTATTTTAGCTTCGGTTCCTGTTATAAAATGAATGAATTGGCGATTTTCTTTATTGATTGTAAAAAACGCCATTTCCGGTGTGTAGTCAGTTCCGGGTAAGGTTCCCGGTTTCCACGGTTTACCAGAATCGGGAATAGATTCATTTAATTGTCGCCAAATTACAGATTGCCCGTATTTTTTGATTAGTCTTTTAGCGGTTTCTATTTGTCGGTCATATCTTCCCATTTATACGCGCCTTGTGGTTAGTGACATTCCGCAACCGCAACCGCCATTATACAATTTATTTAAAAGGGCATCGGCAGCGCCAAAATGTTTAGTCATTCCGACTTCTACAGGGTCGGCGTATTTAGTAGTAATTGGCCCTATAGTTTCTTCGGTTATATAATCTGAAGGCCCGTAGTTACTAAATAAATCAACACCAGAATTAACAACAATAACTAACGCCGCTTGCGCGTCTTTTAGTTGTTTAGGAATTTGATTATTTGCAAAGGATTTACAGTTAACCATTGCATTTTTTCTAGGCCAGCTTAACGCCTGATTTTCGTTGGTTCTTTCGCCTGAAAACTTACATTCTTTAGATTCAATATAATCTGAAGAATTAATTAACATTGCCGCTATTTCGTTATCGTCGTCGGGTAAAGTTACATTACGATTAGAGGCATATGCTTTAGCGTATTCAACATCGATATAAGAATTAGAATCTTCTTTCCCCGTTCCATCTTCTACAATAATCGTAATAGCCATTTTAATAACCTTTTTAAGCGGCCCCAATGCCCACATATTGAGGCCGCGATTTATCAGGAAAGCGCGATTGTAATAACGCCGTCTGTTACCGTAATTGTTGCGGTGGTTCCTGTTCCAGTTACTCCGCTAACAGTATCGCCGCTAGTTACGATAGCCTGATTAGCGGGAAGCGTTGGGGCTGGCGGGTTATCGGGGTCGATAACCGGAACGGCACTGTAAGCGCTTGGGATTGTGCCAGCGACATAATCGGCGCTTTCTTTCCCGGCACCGTAATTAAAATTGCCAACGGCATTTCGGCTATAAACCGAATACGGCGCTTCAGCAATGGCGTTAAGCTTTTCAATAGCTGTTTTTTCGGCGGCAGTTGCAACCGGGCCAGCAGTAAAAAACAATACTTTTTTAGTCGTCATTTTTTATCGCCCCAAGCTGGTTTAGATGCCGACTTAGTTTCCGCTTTAGGTTCTTTAACTTTTTCGACTTGAGGCGGGTTTTCGTCGCCGTTAATCACTTCTTCCACTTTTTTATAAAATGCCGAAATAGCATCTTCAGCCGAAGGTTTATTTTTATAAATTTCGGGAATAAGACCAGCGACACCATCGCAATTTTCTAAGCTTTCGGCATCGCTAACCGCTCGGGCATTTCTGAAAACTACATGAGCTTTCATATTTTCAGCGGCTTCGAAGTCTTCGTTACTCGGGGCCGGGCCATCGACAAAATAAAGGATTTTGCATTTCTTGTTAAGTTTCATAATATTTACCTTTAATAAAAAAGGGGCCGAAGCCCCTTTTATGTTCGGCTATAAGGCCGGGTTTAAAATTAGTGAGTTTTCAGCAATACGCCAGCCAAATCTTTTTTATCGGTAGCGTAGCGATCCCAGTTTGTAGAAGTCAGCAAAGCGGCGTTAGTCGGGGATTTACCACCGTTGGTTTTATCCCACGAATAACCCTTAACGCCGAGGTTATACGACCATTCGGCCTGATAGGTTCGAATAATGTTTTCGTCGCCGTTGCTGGTGTCAAAGTTGTCGTCGAAGTCGTTATTTTGATCGACGCGCAGACCGCCAGAAACAAGGCCCAGCGTGTTATAGGTTGTACCGGAAACTAACTGCGCGGAATCGGTCATAATCAGCAGTTTACCGAATGGGTCGCGAGCTACGTTAACGCTTTCGTAGGTAAAAAGACGCTCGGAGTTATTAAGCGCATTACCATAGAGTTTATGAAGCGTTGTGGAGTGCATAACCCAGGCGAGAATTTCACCGGAACGATCGCCGAATTTAGCTTGCGCCGTGTTCAGGTTAATAAAACTCGGCTGGTCAGCCGGGGCAGTAGCGCCAGTTACATCGGTAATGATTTCGCTATCGTTAGAAAGCGCAGTAACGCCGCAACCAATCGCGATATTGACCATATCTGCCAGCGTAGAAACGGCAAGCTGACGACCCAGCGCCGCGCCGCGTTCTTCCTGGCTACGCTGAATCCAGTTCATTTCGCCGGGGTCGAGGCGTACCGGAGGCGTACCAGCGGCGACTTTAACCATAGTGTCGACCAGATGCTGCATATTAACTTCGGCAACAGTTCCCGAGCCATAAGCGTTACGGCGACGAACCAGACCGCTAATATTTTTCCAAAAAGCTTCGTCGCTATAGTCGCCTTGATGGGCGGCAGATTGAAGAAGAATAGTGCCGCCAGAAGCCTGATTAAAAAGCGCTACGTTCTGGCGAAGAACTTCGGTCATTGACGAATAGACATATTCGCTAAAAACGGCTAAATCTGAAAGTGCCATGATTTGATTTTCCTTATTCCGCCGATTCTTTTTGCGCCTTCAAATGCGCGGCTAATTCCGCTGAAGACATTTTATTTAAATCGACATTTTGTGATTGAGGATTATTAAACTGATTACCACCGGAACCAGCTTCTTTAGTTCCCCCGGCACCGCCAGAAGATTTATTAGCAATGATAATAGCAGAATAGTCGGGGTTAGCAACAAATTCCTTTTCTAAATCTTCCATTGTCATCGCGGAAGCGTTACCGTCAGCGTCGGTAATACGAATTGTGGGCTTGTCGCCTTCGATATCCGCCTGAAGACGTTTAGCGATTTCGCTAACGAGAAGCTTAGGCGCTTTACTAATGCGGGTAGCAATAGACATTGCTTCGCTATTAACAAGGTTAGATGTAAGCTTGTTAATTTTAGCTTCGAAGGCTGTTTTTTGTGTTTCTAGTTTACCTTCGTAACTTCTTGTAAGCGTAGCAACATCTTTTTTAGATGTGTCGGATTCCAATTCGACTACGCGAGCTTCAGCAACAGCCAATTTGTTTTCGGCTTCTTTGCGCAATTCAGATTCGCGATCTTTAGCGCGTTTTAAAGCGCCAGTGTCTTCGATTCCGGTAACATCAAGCGAATAACCTTCGCCGGATGTTTTGTATTCAGCTTTGATTGCATCGGGAAGCGCTTCAAATTCTTCTTTGGTAATTTTTAACTTTAACATAGCTACTAGCCTTTTAGGTTATGCGGCACCGCCGCGATTAAGTTAACGTAGTTTAAAACAATCATTGCGCATTGTCATTAGCTGACGCATATTTTACTGCTAATTTAGCTTGGGATTCTTTATCAGCTAAAATTTCTTGCTTCGCTTTATCGTCTTGTTCGGTCGCAGTCCCGGCCCTGCGAAGACCTCCGCGCATTTCAGTCCAACTAATTGCGCCTTTCATCCAAGAATCGATAATTTGAGTTCGTTCTTCCGGCGTTGTTTTAGAAACATCAAAATCAGTATTAAGAATGTATTCATCTTTGTCTGTCAATTTGATATTCATGTACATAGCGCATTGCTCTAATGCCCACATAATAGCTTCGTTAACGTTTCGCGTTACCGTTGCGAGCGTAGAGCTTTCGCCGATGTTTTCTACTTTGGCTTCAAAAGCGGTTCGTTGTACTTGTTTTTGTTCAACCAGTTTAGCGCCTAATGCAACCATTTGACGCTCTTTAATTTCCATCGCCTCTTTAATCATCATATTGGGCGCGGCTTGAATTAACTTAGCATCCATGTTTTGACCTAGCGGAATACCGCCAGTAGAACCGAAATTAATTTTTTTGTCTAAAACGTCTTCATACCATGTTTCAGTTAATCCACTTACAACAGGTGTAGGTTGACCAGTAATAAAACACGATTCTTCATAGTCAGCACTATTGCGAAAATGAGCGATATTTAAATCAGCCAAATCATAAAAATTAGGATTATCGGGATTAGAATCGTTATTTTCTGAACCAATAAACATAAATGGAATGTAATTAAGAGGCTTTCCATCAGGGCCGCGAGGCTTAACCGACTTGGCTACTGCAAATACAGTTTCGGAATATGACTTGTCTTCTTTAAAGTCGGAATAGGAATTAGCTTCGCGATAAATATCAATATTATATTCGCCGTCTTTGTCGAGATACAAAACCCGAAATTGAGGGGCTTCTTTTCTCTCAAACCCATCGTCAAAATAACAAAACGATTCGGCAAGAACCACAAGCGACAATCTTTCTTCAGCGCCAAACTCAACAACTCGCCAGTTAATAATTTCTAGTGGTGAATATACGTTAATAGTTGGGCGAATATTACCGTTTTGTAATTCAGCTACAGTAGCGCCTTCTTTAGTTTCAGGGTAATCGACAAAAATTCCAGATCTGGAATAAGCAAGCGTCATAGCAAGCGACTTTTTAGAAAGCTGGTTAAGCGTTACCCCGCCGCCTGTAGCATTTTTAACAATCTTATCCATTTCTTTCGGTAAATTTACCACCGGGTCGCGCGAAAAAACTTGGCCTACTAACCCGATAAGAGTTCGGCGCGTTACGTTATAAAAAACAGCACGTAGCAAATATTGGTCATAACGAGCAATATTTTCAGGGGATTTATTTGTCGGGTTAGGCATCGGCAAATATTTAGTTCTTTGAGCCTTAACCGTTTCCGAACCTGATAAGCAATCGCGAATTAAACGATAAAGCGGCATTAAAGATCGAATTTCTTTGCGAATAAAAGCAACGTTTTTAGACATTTTTATGCCCCATAATTAAGAGAAATTTTAACACCTTTGCCCGCAAATTTGCCCGAGCTTTTCAACACGCGATAGCGAGTCATATCATAAGGATGGTCTTCGGATGTTGTATCAACATCATCTAAAATCTTTTCATCCCTCGGTAATGTGGGGATAGTAGAAATAGATGCTATACAATTTTCCATAAAATATAAACCCGGTTCACTTTTATTTTTTAAAACGGCTTCTAATCGTTCCCTGACTAACTGCATACCGTTAATTCGTGACCCCGGCGATTTATCTGATTTTTCCCATTCAACGCCCTTAGCTTTCATTTTATCGTGAATGGTTTCAACATCACTTTCGTTTTTGTTATTAATTTGGTTATCGGCTGGCCCCGGCATAGGTTTTTTAGATATCCAGCCATTTAACATCAATGAATCTTCTACGGCTTTAATCTCTGAAGCAATTTCGCCAGCCGATTTTTTAAGACCTTTGTTTGTTCCTATTTCTTTTGTTCCGTATAATTCGTAAATTTGAATTAAAGTACCTTTAGGCGGGCAAAACGAATACTCTTGGCCTTGATAAACAATAGTAGCTTCTTCGCCATTAGCTTCGGCCCACCAGCCCACACTATAGGGATGCGTTGACCCCCAATCGAATGACCTGTCAATATACCATGTTGAAGGGATAACAAATCGGGGTAAAACATGGCTGTTTCTTTGCCATACATCATCGAAAGCGCCGCCTGTTACAATATCCCAATCGCCATAAAGCCAAGCGCGGCGTAAATTTTCATCGGCAATGCTTTCTAGTTCAGCAACGTATTCAGGAGGAAGATAAATATTTTCACGATACGAACCAAAAATAGCAACTTGTGTTTTGGTTACGATATCGTTCATTTGTTTTTGCGGGTTAAATACTTCTACTTCGGTTCTTACAACAGTCCCGCGCGGTGCAACGTCAATAAAGCGACGTTTAACCCAATTATGTCCCGGCCCATTCGGGTTAGTCGTACTAAATACTTCTAATGGAATTTTAGGTAACGGCTTACCGTCAGCAGTTTTATAATTGCCTTCGTCGTCTTTTGGCGTGTCACGTTCAGGAACGAAAGTAGAACGGTTTACCGACATAAATTTATCGTAAAGGTCGGACGTCGGATATTTTGTAAGTTCGTTCCATCCTAAAAATGGGTATTCGTGACCGTGAAAACCATCGTAATCTGCTGGCTTTTTAACGTGTCGAAATAATAATTCTTCGCCAGTAGGCCAAATCCATTTATAGGCGCTTGCCGATTCTAAAAATTTAGCTTCCGGGAAAATAATCGGAAACCATTTTTTAGATTCGGTTACAAGGCCAGAAAGGTTATCAAACTCTCTATCGAAAATTACACCTTTCCAGTATTTGCCATAGCCTAAACCAACACGACTAGCAAATCGCATTAATTGAGTTATCGTTTTACCGGGGCCGCGAGCGCCTTCATATAAAATATGTGAGCAGGGGCAACTAATAGCTAATTCTTGCGAGCTATTAGGGATTGGTTGCCAACCTATTTCATAATTTACAGATTCGGCTATTTGACTAGGTTTAGTGTCGAGTGTCGCTAACATTCAATAGCTCTTTTTGTTGTTTTTGCGCTGCTGATTCCCATTGGTCTAAATTGCCGTGGTCTTTAATAACTATTACTTTTGGCATAATTTGAGTATTAACAGTTACATTGGATTCTTTTTTAATAAACCCGTTAGATTCGGCATAAAGTTTAGCCAATTTTGCAAAATCGGAGTCGTCAAAAGATCTTTTCATTCTATCCCAAACAGCCATTTTAAAATCGGTTTCTGTTGGTAAGAATGATTCGCCTGTTTTATCGTTATCTCGAATAGTTTGTTTAATAGCTAAAACTTCGGGGTCGTTAGGCCAATGCGCAGCAACCCATATAGCGCGATTGTTATTAGAAGGGAACATATCAAACGCTATCTTATAAGGGTCAGCGTCGGGCCTTAACAGCCTAAGCGCGAAAGCTTCTTTTTGCTGACGTTCTAAATCTTTAGTATCGCTCATAAGAAAAAAGCCTTTGGTTAGTCGAGTATCATCAACTATAAACCAAAGGCCGGGGAAAGTCATTTATTTTTAGAGCAGTTGGCTTTATATGCTCTATTGTGGGCTAATATCATTTTAGCCGTTTCGGGGCTTATTTCGCCTTCTTCTATTAATTTAATTTCATACTTAGTTAATGTTATTGGCTTAACCCATTTGCAAGCGGTATCAATAACTATTTTTTCAGTTGCTACCGCTTGCGGAATTGTCGTCGGATTTTGAATCGGAGCGCGACCAATCGCGGCGCAATTCGTCAGCAACGGAATTAATATCAGTGGAAATAACTTTATCGGTTTCATCTTTAGCCGCCTTAACTGCGTTTAATTCACGTTCAGAGGCGGCGCGATTATTATTTATTTCGTTTACCGCTAAAGCCTCATTATCCGAAATTCTTTTGTTTGCGCTATCAACTTCATTTTCAGATTTACCGATTTTCTTTCCGGCAAAATAAATAGAAATTAAAGCGCCAAAAGCAACAATAATTCCAATTATATAAACTTTTAATTTAGTCAATAGCGCTATCATTTTAAATCAGCCCTTTATAAGCGTCATAAGTTCCGGTTTTCATAACTTCAGCGTGACGTTTTGCACGTTCCGGCGTTTGTTTTGCCCACAAACTATTAAGCATCGCGTCGCCAGCTTTAGCATACTGTTCTTCGGCAATAAGGCGCAAAGTAGTTTTGAAATAATCAAGACCAGCAACGCCCATTTGATAAGCCATCGAATAAAGGATATCGGCCCGAGCATCATTACACTTTAAAAGCGCTTTAGCAATATCGGGGCGCTTTTTCATTTCAGCGGTTTTTGTGTCGATCATATATTGTTTCCAAACATCGCCAACAACGCGAGGAACCGTAAACGTATAATTAGACAATGCCGCGCCTTTAGGCCCGATTTTAATTCCACCTGCGATTGTCGGATAGCCTTCGGTATCGCGATATACTTTTTCTTTATAGCCTTCTTCAAAATTAAGAATCGGAACTAACTTCGTCATTGTCTTTTCCTTTTAGATTTGACTGTTTAATCAGTCTTGCAAACATTGAAAGAATAAAAATACCTACGCCAATTAAAGGCGTGTACTTTTCAGGAATATAAGCCTTTAAATCTGACGGAAGAAGGTTCCACGCATATAACGCAGCGTCAGGAGAAGCAATAAGAATAGAAGTTAATGTAGCGCCAATAGCGGCTAATCTCATTGACCATAATTTGTGGGCCTGTTTCCATTCGGAAACTAATTGCACTTTTTTAGTCATTGCACTCTAGCCCCGCGAAGATATTTATCAACGTCTTGCTTTAGCGAATCAATATCCTTTGTGTTAGCGTCAGTTTTAACGGAAATTGAATCGACGCGACCGCCAAGAATTAAAACGTTTTGGTTAACTGTATTAAAAGAATCGTTTTGTTTTTCCAGACGCTCGTTAATTTTATCGAATGTGTTAATGAGAGAATCGACTTTGACATATAATCCGCCAAGCGAAAATATAATAGCGGCGGCGCATCCAATTAACCACGGTAAAGGTAATTTAGTTTCGATAACGGTTTGCTTATTTTGGTCGCTCATTGCGATATATCCGTTTTGGGAGTTTTCCCAAATATAGCGCGGCGATTAAGGCGGGTCAAAAAGAAAAGCCCCGGTAACATATAAAATGTTCATCCGGGGCTAAGTAAATCAAGCACAGCGCAAACCCTACTACTCAACCTAACAAGGTTAACTGTACTTGATAGACCAGGCTAACGCAAATTAGATTGCGACGCGACCTACGCGAACGCCGTCACCGTCGATAGTTGCGGCAAAGTTGCGGCTATAAACTTTAACCGGAACCACTTCGCCAGAACGATTAGTTTTGGTGTCAGTCGGGTGCGGTTCGCTGAATTTGTCTTTAGCGCCAGCGATATTGGATTGAAGTTTTTTCAGCAGTTCTTCCGGCGTCTGACCTTCTTCACACGGTACGCGGAAAGATTGGCCGATTTCCAGTTTTTCGAACGGATATTTCATGGAACGGCCAGCGGCACCACGGCGCGACGGCGTAACGGCAACGTCTTCGATTTCAAACATGTTAGATTTTACCTTTTTCGGGGCCGGGGCGGCGGCTTCATTTTCGGTAAGCGGAGTGATCGAGCGAACGGCTACACGGCCTTCTGCGTCGGTCATTTCGCGGTTAATTTCGGCTTTGCCTTCTTTTTCCAGCGCTTCGGCGATATCGACGGTCTGATAAGAAAAACCAGCTTCGGCGGTTTCAGCTACAACGGTAGAAAACGCAGCGGCGAGAATTGCTTTGGTGATTTTAGCCATTTTATAAATTCCTGTTAGGTTGATTGAAAAATGTTTTCGTGTTTCGTTCAGTGAATGTAACTTTAAACTAGTCGGTTTTCGTTGTCAACATCGATTTTAAATTATTTTCTTCTCCTCCCCACATTATAAGCTTTCAAATCGGCGGTTACTTCTTTGCTTAACGACGCAAGACCGACAGAAGCGGCGCGTATGCCGTTTTGTGCGATAATATCGACTTCGCGTATAAAGCCAGCGTTAACCAAATCAGCGTCGAGATTCAGCCTGTTTTCAAGCTGGTTAATTAGCTTAACGATATTGCACAAACAATGCTGCATATGCAAAGACGATTCGATAACGTTTTGCAAATCAGGGTTAACCCGGCTCAAGTCGATAAGCGGCAAGTAATCGGGCCAAGTTCGAGATTTTGTAAAAAGCCATTCGTTATCGGGATTGATTACAAAATCCATCGATTCGAGGTCTGAAGGTTTCATTACGCCACCAAAGCGTAAACAATACCGCCCCAAAACATAGCCAAACCAACAAAAATTAAACGCCAAACGATATATCGTGCCATTGCGAAGCCCTCCGATTTAGTCTATGAACTAACTATAGCATAACGAATCGAGAATGCAAGCGTTTTTATACAATATCTAAACGTTTTTCCATTCGTTTTAGGTATCGTAACAATGCAACGTCGGTATCTTTCTTGCATACGAACGTGTTATTGTTTGGCCCCATTATCCGATATAACAAAAAAGTTCCGTTTCTTGCGACAACAAAACAATTTTGTTTCTTGGCAAAATGGCGGCATAGTCTTAGCTCTTTAGTTTCGGTTTTAGGATTCATAATTAGTTATCCTGTGAGGGTCAAAAGGTGGAATCTTGTTCCATCGATATATTTCCCCGTCAGATTCATAGTATTTTTCGCCGAATCTGTTGGATAGAAAAGTGCATATGCGAGAAAGCGACCAACCTTCATTAAGAAGGCCAGCCGCTAAAAATCGCGCTTTTCGTAGTTCACATTTAGTGCAATTCATCGGCCTTAGTTACCCGTTGAATAGCTTCAGTTAAAAGCCGCAAATTATCGCGAGATAAGTTTAACATTTCGACGTCTTCAGGTTCTACAGCAACTTCGTTAAGACGCTTGTTAATGTTGGCTTCATTGGCTTTAATTTTAGCGAGAAGTTCGATTAGCTTCATTAATGTTATTCCAAATCAAAAGGATTTACTAAAATAGAAACATCGACAAAAGGAGTAGGGTTTTCGCCTATCTGCTGTAAAGTTCCAATATCTATATCTATAAAAGCGCCGTCTTTTACTGCGAGTTGAATAGCATTATTTAGCTCACTGGCTAATTTTTTAATATTTGCTGAATGGTTAAGAGCTTCGTTTAAATTCATTTTAATAACCTTTTAAATAAAATGTGGGATTCGAAAGTTTCAGTTTTGCAAATGAAACCTTTATCGATAAGTCGATTTCTTATTATCTTGTGAGTGTTAACCCCGCCTAAAACAGATTTTAATACAGGAACCCTATTACGGCCTAACGAAAATCTAAATTCGATTTGTTCGGTTAGCCAATCGATATGGGTTATCATAATTAAACCTAAATACCAAAATTAGGAATTATTTCGTTTGGGTCTCGCCCCGCTGCCTTCCATCCTCGGGCATATTCCATAGCCTGTATAGCATCCATCCAGCCGCCACAATTAGAGCATTTAAGCTTTAATTTAAACGGCAAAGGCGCGTCAGGAACAATAAACGAATGTTGTTTGCAATTGTTAAGCGCTTCACGATTCGCCTTTATCTGATTATAAATCCCTTGCGGGTCGTCAAAATTAATATGCGGATTACTCGGATTCGCCATCGTCACAATCCTCGCTATCTTCGCTAAATAATCTTGCTGAATTAAGATGTTCGCTAATTCCACCAAAACCAGTTAGTGAACCGGTTTCCTCGCTTAACATTAAAATTTTCTTATCGCCTAACGTTGGCGATTCGTCTACAGCTTCTTGTAGAAATTCGATAAGTTCGCTAACAGTCATTTTAAAACCCTCGTTTACAATATTCGCGTAAATACCCGATTGCTTCAATGTAATTATAGCAAACTACAGCGACATAGCCAGCGGTTTTAGCATAGTTTATAAATTCTTTTTGTGATTCTCTAACGCCGCCTTTTGAAGTTGCTCTAACTGGCCTTTCGCTAGGCTTTTTCATTTCAATATAAAGCCCACATACTAAAGCAAATCCGCCTAAAATTTTTGGTGTAACATGGTCGCCGAATGTTTCAAAATCGGACTGGTCAACGAGTTTAGGCGCGGGCAAATAAATATCTAAAACGCCGTCTTTAACACCTTCGGCTTTCAGCTTGGCACCTCGAATCATGCGCGACTTTTCACTATCGCCGCGACTACCGCCGTTAGGGATATGGTGAAGCCAGCGCAATTCGTAAATAGCATCGGTAGTTCCATAAACCTGTTCGGCATAACCCGGTTCTTTATAGCATCGCTCATCGTCTGCCGCTTCGATGCCGTGACGCGCCGCCATATTGGCCCAGCAAAAAACGGCCTGTTGGTGGCTGGATTCGCTTTCTTTAGCGAGTTGGGAAGGGGTCATTTTAACTTACCTTTGTCAAATAGCGAATTGCCTTTAATTTTACTAAATGATTCGCGTTGTAGAACTAGCTGAACTTCAACGCCATTATATGTAAACAAATGGTAGGCGCTTTCAGTAACGTAAGGCGGTTCGCGTGACATATCGGCCACGGCTTCTTCTACAAAATGCGGCAAGCTTTCTAAAGGTCGTTTAGCCATTTCGGTTTTTCCTTAAATAATTTAAACGATTAATATAGCAATACGCCATAATAAAATCGGCCTTATGTCTAAAGAATGGTTTTGGCATTGGGCTAACATGCCAATAACCAGCGTGTAAATAAATATGTGGTTTGGCGTGTTGTGTAGTTCTTAAATCAATCTGTTTTTGCGTCAACATTTATTTTACCCAATATCTTTAATACTTCGCTATCGTTACCGCGACGGCCTTTCGGTTTCATATATCGCCGTATTTTATAGCAAAGCTTACAGCGAGTCGAACGGCCTGTTTTGCGAGCCGCATCGCGAAAGAATTCGGCTTCCTCTTTGGTTTCTAAGCAAAGAGTACATGTTATAAAATTCATTAAAAATATTCTACGGTTAAGTAAACAACAATCATTGTAAAAACAATTGTAATTGAAATTACTGCTAATGTAAAGCCAATAATATTAGGTTTTTCGTTATGAACATGGTTTAAACTTTCGGCTAATGCTTCAGCAAAGCCATTATTCCAAGCATCGCAAGCAACAGGACTAAGCATAGCCGAATAAGGATTATCGCTATAATATCCGTTAGCGTGATAGCATTCGTATCCTTTTTTGTATGCAGTATCGATATCATCAAACAAACTGTTTTTGTCAATCATTTGCCCATTTCCTTCGCAAAATAATAAGTTTTAAGAATCGCCATAGCTACACGCCAAGATGAATCGTCTTTTTCTGAAGCCGCACGTTTGGCGGCATCTTGAGCAACAGCAAACAAAGACTCGGAAAGTTTCATAATCAAAAACCCTCGCATTCGAAAATATCAAAGTCGTCGCGTTCTTCTACTTCTTCGACTTCGCAATCGTCGAAATAGTCCCAATCAGAATCGTAAGAACGAACGTCGCGCGGTAATTTCTTAGTCATTTTCGAATCCTCGTTTTGTCTTGATGTGATAATTATCGTCTATTCAATCGCCTTTGTCAACAGCTTTTAGAACATTTTTTCTTTCGTATTTAACTACGGCTATCTTATCGTCTGACGCAAGCGACAATTTAACGTCAGTGTAGGAGTGTTTCACATACAAAAATTCAGACCAGCTATAAAGGCGTATGTAGGTCTTGCCTTCGAATCTGCCCACATTACTAATGTCGCGAACATCTACTAAAATAGTTTCGTCGTCAGTGTCTACAACTTCGAGCCAGTCAGCCATTTTTGACCGCCTTATTTATTGTTTGGGCGATGTTGTTTAATAGCTTTTAATAACGCTATCATATCGTCTATATCGTCTTCGTGAAGCTTCCATAAAACACTTTCGCCTTCAGGATAACCCTTTGCTGAACCATGATTAACCATAACGATATTATCGACAATAGCGCCAAATAATTTACCGCGTTTTATAGCAATCTTTTCTATGTTAAAAGCCATCATTCAATCCTCGCGACTTCTATCAGGTCTAAATCTTTGTGTTTAATAACGGTGAATTTCTTGGCTGTTTTCTTGCCCACGTTGAAGGCTGACAGTCGAACAGATGATTCGGAGAACTCGCCGATTTTGAACGTGAAGCACTCGCCGATTTTCAGACTGTCGAACGGATAGCGAGCGCGATGATGTTCGTTTTTGAAAGTGTCGCCTTTATCGACAATCGCACATTTAATCTTACGCATAGCTTCAGGCGAAGCGGGTAGAATCTCGAAACTCATAGCTAAAATCCTTATCGTTTTTAAGTAATACTAAGATATATAAGAAAGCTTTCTCTGTCAACCTTTATCTTAGTATAAGTTAAAATTTATCTTATATATAAGAAACGTTTATCTAATATATAAGATACATCTATCTAATATATAAGAAAGGCTTATCTTAGTATAAGAAAGGGTAAAAAGTATTATAAATAATCTAAAAATTAGTATCTATAAATTACTGATATATAAAGAAATAATAAAAATAATACTTATAATACTTTAATAAAATTTATCTTATATATAAGATAGTAAGTTATATATTAT